CTAGAGAATTTCAGGGGCTTTTTCTTTCTGGCTGTCGTTTTGCCCAAAAATTGCCTTACCAGCCAACGGGTTCAGACGAACCGCCTCAGCCAAATGCTCAGGCGCCAAGTGGGCATAGCGCATAGTCATAGCCAGGCTGGAATGCCCGAGAATCTTCTGTAGCGTCAGGATATTCCCGCCCTTTTGCATGAACCGGCTGGCAAACGTATGCCGCAAAGCATGGCTAGCCTGGCCCTTGGGCAACTCAATGCCCGAGCGATCCAGCGCACGACGGAAAGACGTAATGGCTCCCGAAAACTGGCCGTGCCGCTTCCAGTGCTGACGAATAAAGCTCTCTAGAGCCGGATCAATCGGAACCGTCCGCACCTTGGAGGACTTGGTCTTAGAGAACGTCACCGACGAGTCACGCAGCCTCGAAGGCGTGAGCCCTTCCGCTTCCGACCAACGGGCACCGGTTGCCAAGCAGATCAGCACAATCGGCTCCACATGCGGATTCTCACAGCCAGACCGGATCGCCTCGAGGAGCCGATCAACCTCGCCATCCGTCAGCCAGGACAGTTCCCGCTCTTCAATACTGAACGGTTTCACCATCTCCAGCGGATTGCCGTAAGCAATCTCGCCCAGGCCACGAAGCTCGTTATACACAGCCCGTAGATACCCAAGCTCGTTATTCAAGGTCTTGGGAGACGTGCCATTTTCGTGACGTAGACGCCGAGCCGCCGCGTACTGGTGAGCCTGAAAAGTAGCCGCCACCGGATCGCCCAGGCGAGCCGCAAGAAGGTCCAACTTGGCACGACGCCGTGCACCATCCTTGAGCATATGGCCATGCAGGTCATACCACAGGCCGACCAGTTCGGAGAGCCGACGGCGGTCCGGCGCTTTGGGAGCCCATTCTTTGGAGGCAGCCACCTTGCCGAGTAGGTGCTGTTCGAACTGGGCGGCCTCAGCACGCACCTTGAAACGGCGACGCACACGCTTTTCAGGCGTGACCCAGAGATCGACCTGCCAGCGACCGCAGGCGAGTTTCTTAATGGCCATTAGATCGCATACCCCCGTCGCAGGTAGCGATCATTTATGAGTCCAGAAATATGCCTTTCGAGGTCGCGGAGGGTGTACCCCTTCGCGGTGTAGTGATCCTCTATCACGTGCCAGAACGGCAACGTCCTCCCGACCTCAATTGCCTTTTTTGGTGGAATACGCTCCCGAGCAATCATGCTAGCGAACTGGCCCAGGAACATTTCACAGTTACGCCCGGAGAAGCCCTGCGCGGTCTTGTAGTAACGACGGTACTCAGCACGCTCAATAAGCGGATCGGTCTCCACCTGAACCGTCACGTCCTGCAGGAGCAAGGACCAGAACGGGTCGTAGGTGCTACGCGACTCCAGCAGGCGAAAGTTCTCGCAGGCGTATTGCCAGAGCCCTTGCAGGTGCGGGCAAAGCTCAGCATAGGTGCGGCAACCAATAACCTCGCCCGAAGCCAAGGTAGAGCCCTGAGCGAACTGCCCCACGACCGAATGATGAAAGCGGAACTCCAGGCGCCACACAGTTTCAGCGGGGTTGTAGGCGGGATCGCCATCGCCGAAGGGGTCGCCATTGAGGCCAGACCAGACGCTATTCCAGTAATCGAGCTTGTCGGTGGTCCGAGCCTGCAGGGTCTTGTTATAGATGCACAGTTGCAGCCCCGAGGCGGAACCGAACATGTAGGTCTCCCCTCGCCCGTAGACCGAGGCGTTGCCGTCGAACTCGATACGGTCGACACCGCTGATCTGCCGCACACGGCGCGAGCGGCAGTGCATGCGGTCCACCAGATCGGCGGGCGGCGTCCAGCCCTGCACGTCCAGGGCGATATGCACGGCGCATTGATTGGGCTCACAGACGCTCAGGACTCCAGCGGCCAGATCATCGAGCACCCCTTGCAAGACACGCGGGTCAGCGCCATCCAGGGCATGCGGAGAAACCTCGACTTTCAGGTGAGGACCAACGCTCTCAGTTTTCACATGATGATTCTTGATGAGCAGGATCAAGCCCAGGTCCGCATTCTGCAGCCGGAGCTGATACCCCGAGTCGCGTCCGATACGCCCCTTACTCCACTCATACCCGGCGAATTCGATCACGTCGTCTTTCTGTTCGAAGAGCGCCAAAACCTCGGGACGGATCAGTCCGTTGTACAGCTGGCGGACAGTGTCCACGCCGCAACGCAGGACGCGCACACCTGACAGGTCGGTGAACTTCGCCGAGCCACGACTGAAAAACAGGCGCCCTTTGGGCGACTCGAAAAACTGGCCGTCGGGCTGAAGCACCGCACGAACCTGATGATTAACTGCTCTAGTCATTGTCCAAACCTATCCAATCGTATCCGTTGTATGTCTCTGTTATCTGACGTGTTACAGGGTCGTCGGCGGCGCCGGCCGTCCCTCGCTCTGAACCGAGCCGCTCAGTCCGGCCGGCGCCTGGACGACCAGGCCCTGTTCTTTCGAGGACGGCGAAACCCCGCAGAAGACCAGCGTCTTCCAATCGCGGTGGACGAGTTCGACGACACAGTTGGTCTTCACCTGGACGCGATAGCCGAGCAGGCGCAGGTCGTCGGCGGTCTGGTGGAAATAGCGCCCGTCAGCGTGGCGCAGCTCGAAGAGCACGACCTGTCGCGGCAGCCCGTCCTTGATGCCGGTCAGCACGCCCTGGAGCGTGAAGGCGTAGCCGGCCAGCGGATGCCCCTCTACGCGAGGACGAGCAATAGCCCCTTGAGCAGGAGCCAGAGGACGAGGAGCCACAGCAGCAGACGAAGGAACAGCAGCCCCAGGAGCCGCAGCGGCGGCAGGAGCAGCCGACGAAGCAGCCACCGCAGGAGACTGAGTACGGAAGAGATGGATGCCATCAGAGGTAGCCAGACTGATAGCAAGGCCGGCAATAAGTACCAGGAGGCCCAGAATCTTAGGCGATAGAAACATGTTCTTACCGGCTTTGGTGTCCTGGACTTTGCCGGTGGCGGTGGATTGGTAGACCTGGAAGGTGCTGGGCTTGATCTTTTTGAGGGTGACGATGGTAGAGCCGTCCATCGGCGGCTTATTTTCCTGAGCATCGTGCATGGCCTCCTTGTAACGGCCCGGAATGCCAATGACGGCAAGATTGGAGTGGAGGTAAGCCTTTTCGCAGGTCAGCCGAATATCCTCGCGGATATAGCGAATGTTCGGTGTGGTCAGGACGACATCCAGTTCCAATGGCGATGGCGGGTCCAGGCATCGAGCCAGCCGGTAGGGCGATCCGCCTTCTTGGCCTCCTCGATGCCCCCCGGATAATCGAATTGCTCCAGGTCCTTTTCCTTCCAAGACTTGGGAAACAGGATTTGCGTCTCGTCGAAAATCAGGAAAGCACCGCGCGGCGCCCACATGAACCAGCGACGCATCTGGTCCAGGTCTTCAATGGACTCCATGGACAGGTTGATCACATCGAAGGAGTCGAGCACCCGATCCGGCAGATCGGGAAAGGCTTCGAGGACCGATTCCCGGGTAAAACCGCGCACATTGGTAATCACGATGCGCCCCTCATGAATGGCCGGAATCGCATCGTCCTGGATGGCGCCGGAGGTTTTATAACTACCGTTGGCACCATGATGAATTTTGATCGACATAGTTAGCGGCCTATGAAGGGAACGAACTTCATTGCCATACGCGTCGGGACGGCACTGAAAATAATGGTCAGGGCTTCGGGAACACCGAAAAAGGCCAGCATGTTTTGGTATTGCGCCGGGATAGTGTTGTAAGCGGCCTGGACCTGGGAGGCGATATTGAGATCGACCAAAATGTCCTGGACCACTTCATAGGCCACATCGACCAGGAAGATGGACGTTTCGATATACGAGTAAATAGCCACCTTCGTTAAAAACACCATGGTTTCTTTAACGAAGTCATAGATACCCGAGGCCATAAAGTCCCAGGCCGCCTGGAAAAAGTGCGAAACATTGACGAAGAAGACAGAGATAAAAGAGAGGTCCATACCGTTATCCGTCAGCGCAAAAAGATGATGTAGAAAGCAATGACCGTGGCGATAAAGAGCAAGGCCCACTTGATGGCTGCTAATTCGTCCGCATAGTCACTGACGCAAAGATCGACCGACATGCCCCACACCGTGAACGACGGGCACGGCAGTTGGCCGCCCCCGCCGGATAAGCTCAGGGCGGAAGAAGCCGTAGCCAACTCTTTGATCTGGGCTAACTTGTCTTTGAACTCTTGTTTGGCGTCGGCGATCTTCTGATCCCACTCGACCAGGGCATCGTCATAGTTACCCTGTTTCGGCTTCTGGAGTTCGCCGGAGGGCAATCCTTCGCCGGCCTTTTCTTCGTCGCTCTTGGTCGGGTCGGTACAGCCCGTGCCGGTACAACTGGAGGTGTCCGGCTTGGCCGAGCCATCGGCATTGGTGCCGCCGGTTTTGGTCTCGGTGGTGGTCGTCGAGGTGCAGTTGTTGATACCGACGCACGAGGTCTTCGCCGTGGTGGTGGTCGTGGTTTTGGAGGTGGAGCCGTCCGAGTTGTGGGTGGTCTGCGTCTTGGTCTGGACCACCTTGTCTTCCGACTGGGACTTGACGACCTCGGTGCAGACCAGCTTGCCGTTCACCGTGCCGCAGGTGGATTCGCCCGGCTGGGAGAAGGTGCTTTCGGTCGTGCAAACAGAGGCGCCGGTCGCGGGATCGGTGGTCGGCGAGCACGGCAGCTCCTCGCTCTTCACCTGGGGCGTGTCGTCGGCCGTCGCGGGGTCGCCGGCGATAGGCGAGGACGTGGTGGTCTGCTCGCCCGTGATGGTCGCCGTCCCCGTGCAGACGCCATAACCGTCCGTGGTGTTGCGGCAGGTAATGACACCACCGAACTGGGCTAAACAGCCATTGATATCGACCTGATCGGGCGGCTCGGCATCGAGTTGGGTCTTGACGTAATAGTTGGTCGAGGCGCCTATCGCCTGCTGACATAGATTCTGGGAAGGGGCATCGCAACTACCCGTAGCCGAGTTATACGTGTAATCCGTCGGGCATGAAGTTCCTAAACGGGAAACCGTAGTCGCCGTAAAACCCAGCGCAGTCGTGCCGTTCGAGCGATGAAGATCCCCGACGCAGGAATAATGGGAATCGTCATAAAACTTAGAGGAACTACTTTTAGTGATGGTGGAACCATCCGTGAATTTGCCCTGCTGAAAACTCAGGAAGCCATCACAGCCTGCCATGGCGTCAGAGTAATGAATCAGTTCATACCCATTCAGCCAATAATAATCCGTCGCCCAAACAGACGAGCCATACATACAGAACAGGAGGACTAAGAACAGCCGAATACGGAGCACCTGAAACCCCACATATAAAAAGGGGCCTTGCGGCCCCAGGGTTAGAGATATTCGGCGGCCCTGAATCCTTGAATCATGGCGCCGGCCATGAGAACGCCGAGTAGCAGCGACCAGATCACCGCTAGATCTTGCGCACGAGCCCGATAATCAGGCCGACGACAACGAGGCCCGCGACGACCAGGATCACGGCCTTGCCAACGGATTCGCCGCTGGTCCCGGCATCATTGATGGCAGTAACGACCCCATCCGTATCGATAGCCGCGAAAGAGGGAGAGGCGACCACCGCACCGGAAGCAGCGATGCAGGCATTACGAAAAAGCGTGTTGAGTTTCATGGGTTCACCGTGAGCGCAACTTGCGCAGTTGAGAGACAACGATCCCGACTCCAAAACCAATGGCGAATAACGACAAGGTGCCGAGAAAGCCTTTGGTAAAGAGTTCGGGGGAAAAGCCGCCCTGGATCAGCAGGTCGATTTGACCTTCCGCTTCGGGCGGCAATAAATAGGCTTGAGTCCACGTCCAGGACGAGCAAGAGGCGGTGCCATCAGTGTTAGTTATCCAGCTTGCGCAAACTTGAACGAAACTAGCCATGTGCTTTAACTCAAAAAGTTAAGCCGTCAACAAAGCCCCACATATAACCGCCTGCCATTGCTAGTGCTGAAATAAAGAAATAGCGATACATCGGGTTTCCTCCTTTCGGGCAAAGCAATGGCGTTGCCGCAACTAAGCAGCTCGGTTAGTTGTTAGGATTTATTGGGGTTTAGTTTGATCGGCGGGTCGAGTTTGTTGCGGATTGGCCGCAGCAGTCGGGCGGGTCGGTTGGTCTTGGATAACTTTGGTCAGGACTTGGGTATTGGTGGTTCGGCCGAAGCGGTTGGTCATCGGGCGAACGTCTGCTTCGAACTTGCAGACAATCGGGCCGCTGCTCAGATCGATTTGCTCCAGGACAGAGGCATCAGCCGCGTATTCGGTGATTTCATAGCCACGACCGTTGCCGGTAGCACCTTGCGGAATGGGCGCAAGTGCCTGCACAGAGGCGCGAATTTCGCCGGTATCTTTGGCGGCATACCAGTCGGTTTTGATAACGAACAGGGTGGTGGTAGAGGTAGCAGAAGGAATAGCGAACATGTGGTAGTTCCTTTTCGTCAATGTTTGAGCGTTTGTCTTGCTTGGCGCTGGTTTAAGTTCCGTTGGGCGACCCCTTACGGGGCGGGCTCTACTCGCTGCGCTCACCGAGCCAAACTGATAAGAAAACGAGACGTTTCCTTATCACTTTGTCTCAGCCCTACCGGGTAACGATCCCTGTCGCTCTTGTCCGTCCCGGACGCTAAGAGCAAGAGCGCTCCCTCCTCCTCGGGCTCTGGGGCGGGGTTTCCCTATCCCTGCCCCTTTGCCGTCTCTTCGATACGCGTGGGACCGTAGCCGTAAGCGAGCCCCAGGCAAGGGTCCGCTACGCCGCTGCGCGCCCTTGCCAGGGTCACGCTTCCGGCTCCTTTGGTCCCGCGATCGACGACGGCGGCGACGGGGCGGGGATAGGGAGTTCGGAGGTGCCAACAGGGAAGTCAGGGCAACCAGCCTGAAGCCACGAAGCCAGGACAGCGCCACCGAGAGTCCAGAGGTCCACGCCACGGCGGAAGGCTTCATCCGTCATGGCTTGTTTGACGCTGGACTTGGTGTGCACATACCAGCGGACGTCTTTGTCCTTGAGTTGGTCGGCGGGCTTGCGGGGCGGAATCAT